CCCGCCGATCGCGCCCATGATGCCGCCAGGGATACCGCCACCACCCATCAGACCTTGAATGCCGCCAAGGATGCCGCCAGGAATGCCCCCACCACCGGCAAGACCGCCGCGACCACCACCCATCATTTGTTGGATCATGCCGAATATGCCGCCGAGACCGCGACCACCAAGAAGACCACCCATTCCGCCGATAATGCCTTGCAGACCTTCCGACAGGTGACGCGGCAACACCATTTCACCGGCATGGAGTATTGCCGGCATCATCCCGCGCATTAGTATGTTGGGGATCAAACCGCCCCTTGCCATTCTTGGTACTTCAGGGAAGGCTTCAAATGGTTGCCGCATACCGGCAATTTGCTGCGTACCGATTGGTTGTTGCGCGTTCTGTTGTGCGGTTTGTTGTGTATCTCGTTGGTTCATTTCGGCACGAAGTTGTTCTGCGCGGGCTGCCGCTTCCTTGCGCTCTCCCATCGGGTCACCGTGGCGACCTCGCGCACCCCCGATATCGTAATGCATGATATCGAGTTCGCCGCCACCACCCTTCTCAACACCAAAATGCCCGCCCCAAGCAAATTGTTTAGCAAGTTCGGGGTTGGTTACCATTAATCGGGCGAGACCCTCGACCGCTGCCTTACGGTAATAACCCGTTACATCCGCACCCCGGTTGCGGATTTCATTTCCCTTTTCGTCAAAGATTTTCCAATCCTGGGCCGACCCATGACCGTGTTGTCCCGAATCGCCTTCTCTCCTGCCCGATGTCAGTTTAGCAGTGTATCCTTTTGGCAAGACTGTCTTGAAAGCAGCATCCATAGCTGAATGGAGTTCAGGATTGACGCCTTTTTCTTTACCACCCAGAACTGTCTGACCACCACCACCGGGGACCGCAGGGGCGGGACCGCTAGCACCAGCGGGACCACCTCCTACTTGTGTCGTACCAAATGGGGCGGGTTCCTTGAACTGTTGGAATACATTCTCGGCAGCTTGCCCACGTTCGTGAGCTTCTCTTGCCCGCGCCTCTTCAGTTAGACCGGGACGCTCATAGTGTCGGGAAACCACACTACCCGCACCCCCGGCTGTCGTTTGTTTGCGCAACAAATCGCCAGCCTTACTTTCGGTATTCTTCAACTCCCAATCGACAAATGCCAATTGTTCTCCAAAGGAAGCATCCTTAAGGTCTTTACCAAATTGTTTCTTGAAGTTGGCTTGACGATCCGGGTGCCACTGGCCCAAACCAACAGCTTTACCACCATCACCTACAGCTTTAGGGTTCCAACTACTTTCTTTTGCCAGATTGGACGCGATACCGGAGGCTTGTTCTTTTGTCCAACCTTGTTTCATAAAGTAGGCAACAGCTTGATTGGCTGATTCAGCACCACTTCCTTTACCCTGCAAATCGGGAACTGCGATGCCTTTTCCTTCACCGGGACCACCACCACTTGGTCCCCCGGTTTGCTCTACATCGGCACCTTCACCACCACCTGGGGCGGCACCACCCGGAGCACCCGCACCACCGGGGGCGGCACCACCTCCACCTCCCCCCGCACCACCACCGGCACCCGCTCCCCCAGCGGCTTTCTCCGCTTCAAGCAATCCCAAGATCAACTGACGAACAAATTCGTCAATGTTCTCGATCATCACCTTTGGTGCGTTCGACGTACCGGTCAACCAATCGCCGAGTTTTTGTACCGTGCGACCGCTCTCGATATTGTTACCGGCATTCATTCCATCGGGGCGATGCGCCACCAACCGGCGCAATCCCTGCGTCAGATCGGGAGGAAGAACAACCTCGCCGGCCTCGACCAACGCGACACCGGTTTTTGTGACCAAACCACCAAGTGCATTTTTTGGTGGTTCCGGCAAACCTTGTGGTGTGTAACCGGGAGTACGAGGGGTAGGACTAGCCCCATACATCATATTCGGAAATAGAGGCTTTGGTGGAGAATGCGGAAATTCCCCTGGAGACCCTTGTGGATGTTGACCGGGAATTTGTGATTGTCCCGGACCTACAGGAGGTGCTTTCGGACCTCGATCCTTACCAATATCGTTAAGCTTACCCCACAAACCGAGAATCTCCTCGATTTGACCCTTGAACCATGCGAAAGTCTCAGGAAAGTTTTCCTTAAGCCTGTTTCCTATACTGGCGAAGGCTGCCCCTATTTCTTCAGCAGCTTTTACCAACTCTCGCCAATGAGTAACAGCCGCAATCAATACACCTATCAATATACTCCAAGGACCAAGAGCGACACTAGCAAATCGCACCAAACTCATTAATACCGGAGCCAATCTGAGACCGGCAATCCCTTTTAATATTCCAGACAAAGACGCGGCGGGAGCAATAAGAAGTTGTAGTGCCTTGAGAACAATAGTGAATGCGCCACCAATAGCAATAATAGACTCGACTGTTGCAGCCCCCGGAACCGCCTCATTAAACTGAAGGAGCAAATCCAACCCGGTAGAAAGAAGATCGAGGAAGAATTTGAGGGGGGTGGCAAGCTCCTGAAACGATTGAACCCTTATGAGATGAATACTGGCATAGATGTCGGCCCACTTACCTTCAATCGCGTCACTGAGTTTTGCAACATTGTCAAGATCGACACCAGCCGATTTACGACGTTTTGCCGCCGCCTCACTCCTTTCTGCCAGGGCATCGACATTGTCCATCAAGCGGCGAGCTTCCGCCGCCGACACTCCCAGTGTTATTTGCATTTGCTGCAACGCGACCGGCAGCGGGAGGTCTTTCATCCCCTTTATATAAGCAAACAGTTTTTGTGTTTTTTGGTCGATATCCGGGGCGGCTTTCTGGATATCTTCAAGATATTTACTGCCAAATCGTTCGAATTGGGCAGCCCGCCCTCTCGACCTGTCGAATGTCTCGCTCATTTGCGAGATCACGGCTATTGCTTCTTCTCCTTTCAGACCTATTTGTTCAAACCCAGCACCCGCATCCTTTATGGAGTTAACACTAACTCCGGTGCGCTGCGACACATAATATAATTCGCCGTATTCTTTAGTAATCTGGCGAAGTTGTACGGCAAATGCCGCAAATGTCAGACCGGCAACCTTGGCAATATCGAGTAAACCGCCACGGGTGGCTTCCTGTTCGTGACGGGTGCGACGCAGTGAATCCTGAAAGCCGCGAACCGATTTATCGACATTCTTGTCCATCGTGCCGCTGAAATCGGCGGCAGACTTGGTCGATGCGTCGATATTACCGGTGAGTTCCTTAAAACCGCTGTTTAACGCTTGAACGGTCTTTAACACATTTGGGTTAGCAACCAGGGCATTGAGTGCCTGACCAGCCTGTACGAGGCTCCCATGAATTTTGTTGACAACCGTATCGATATCATTAAGCGATTTTTTGGCGATATTGAACGACGCCAGATCGGTTTTGAACCCGATCGACACCAGAAATTCTTGAATGATACCGGCATCAGCCATCGTTCATCATCGCCAAGGTTGCGTCATTTGTTGCTCGCGACGCTGTCGCGCCTCTTGATCTTCGGCGGCAAGACGATTATTGTAGTTCTGGACATCGAGTAGTTCATTCATTACCGCGATATCACAGAGATCGACATGGCTCTCTATGACATCACGGTAATTGCACAACCCGCTCAGAACCGGTCGCCACAAATACTCTTCACCAGAGGCGAGCTTTAGGAAGTTTATCTGCCGACTGCCATCATCCCCTGATCCAGCCCATTCCCCTCCGTCCGGGACGGCAACAGCGTCGCGAATGAAAAATTTGCGAGGCTTTGACTTAATACCTCCCACAACAAACGGAGTTGTACTGCCAGATCATCGGCATTACCGTTGGTCAATGTCCCGCCAGGGGCGAGTAACGGTATCCAGCGATCACCCTGGTTCCAGCGCACGCAGGAGAGCGCCGAATCCAGAATAAAGTCGCCATCGGCATCGGTCAGCATCGAGATTGTATTACTCAGTGCTCCAACCGCATCGATCGCCGAAATACTGGAAAGGTCTGGCACCATATTACCTGTTTCGTCTGTCACCAAATTGTGTTTGGCGACTTCCGAGAATAATGGTGCCAGACCTTGTAGGACCGGGATCAGACGCTTGACAACGTGAAACTGGGTTCGCGTTGGCATGCGCCCGCAGCGGTATTGCTGACCTGATATCTCTATATCACTCATCGAGTGCTTCCCCTATAAGAGAGTATCAGCGGCCAGCGGTGGCGCGGAAGCCTACCGTTTGTGCGGCGCGACCGAGACCGCCGGCACCACCGATATCCGCCCTAAAGGCGTTTGCCGCCGCTTCACCACCACCACCGAAATCAGTGATACCTTCAAGTTGCGCGGCCCATGTCGATTCGATTTGTTCCTCGCTACCGAGATCGGCGTCAATGACCGATGCGTGGAATTCCCACTCGATCGTATTACCGACCTTCGCGTAACTGTTGGACGGGAACCGGACAAACGCACAGCCATAAGCTGTGTATTTGTCTCCTCGCGCGACATCGCGAATTGTCAGGATGTTTCTTCCCCACAAGCTCGCCTGCCGTCGTTGGTCGTTGTAAATCTTCATCAGGGTACGGTTCATCGGCGAGGTTTTGAGAAGGCGAACCGTCACCGTCCCGGCGCGCGATGCGTGAAGTGAATTCATCACCGCACCATCCGCGCCGATGGTTTGCGTGTTGGTTTCTTCACCAAGTGCAATCGTGATCCCCTCCTCCGCACTGGCCGCTTGGGGACCGGCGATCAACCCGTTCAAGGACATGTCTTGAACACCGGGACCACTGATCGTGGCGTTAACGTCCATAAATGAGTAGTTGCCGAAAATAGGAACATACGGTGCCGTCATCTAACTAACTCCTTGTGTCGAGATCGAGAGGTAGCAGAATTACGCCATCACAAACACGGCGACATCGGTTTCATGTATCGCCGAAGCACAACGCGCTGCGACTTGTATTAGTGGCGAACGCCGCAGTGCGCGGTCTTCCGCCGATTGAAGCGCGATCGTCGGGGCAAACACATAGAAACCGAGCGGCAACAAATCGCCCTGTTGCAGATTGCCGAAACCGGGAGCATTCCACGCACCGGGGCCAAGGAACCCGTTCTGCGTGTAACGTGAGCACGCCGCCGTGACCGCATTTTCCAGAATAGACATACCCGCGTCGGTTTGCGGTATCTTTGTACTGGAAGTGTACATGACATTGAACAAGGCGGTTTGGATGTCCAAAGCCAGTGCATCGGCACCGATAATCGTATCGGTGTACTCACCGCTCGCACTTTGACCGTATTGGATAATGTGCGCGCCGTTGGCAACCCCGGTAAACACATTGCAATTCTTACCTTGCAATGTGTCAGCCTGACCGCTCGACAGGAACTCGATCCCGACCCCCGGTTCCTGCTTGTACATCAACGTGATCATCGTATTGACGCCGCGCCATCTTGTAGTAAGAATGCGCCCGAGATACGAACAGATCGCGTAAGCACTTGTGGTCGAGTATTGGACCGCTGTCTTGTTGTAACCGAAATTGCTCAATGCAGTTGCAATGTCATCGGTCGAGAGCGGGTCGAGGACCGCAGTGTCGCCGGTTGTGACACCGAAATAATGCGGCGGGTTGGCGGCTTCACAATAAGCAGCAAGGTCGAGTTGGTCTTGTTCATCGCCACTGGGAACAACAACACCATAGAACTGTGTGCTGTAGAGACCGTCGATCGCCGCCAGTGCCGACACTGCCGTCTCGGTTGTCACTCCCGGAACCGCGCGTGCGCCGGTTGAACCGGTTCCCCGCAGCATCTCCGAAATGTCGGTCCCGGCTGCCGGCGCACCAAGGAACGAGATCGAGGCGGCTGCCCCGGTTGTAGTAGTCTTGAAAACAAACTGGTCGCCGTTCCAAGCGACACTGGCACCAACAGTTGCGGTTGTCATCGCCGTATTGATCTTCGACGCAACACCATTAAGATTGGTGTCGCCCGCGAATGTCAGTCCGGTGACTTCTTTAGCGGCACCACCATCGACCGTTATACTGAAACCACCATCAGTGATGGCTGTCCATTCCGCTATCGCTTGTTCCTGCGGGGTGAGGATGCCACCAATCAATTCGGCTTCCGCCGCAGTTTGTATCCAGCGCCCGATCATTACATTGTCGGGGCGAGGGTTCTGGCTAAACCAAACTTCAGCCGCCAGGAACTCTTCGCTGTCGGTGTCGAAGTCGCGCGCCACCTCCGAGATATTGGCATAGCGTCGAGCACGCTCACCGGCATCGATGACATCGGAGGTGCTGATAATCATCAACGAATTAATTGCCGGCCCAACGACACCGGGAGTCGTCAACGAGACCGAAACACTAACGTAACGGCTTACAGGCAGACCAGAGGACAACATGTTGAAACACTCCGATATTACGGTGTTGGAGGATCGACTTCGACTTCAACTTCGTATCGTGATTCACTATCGGTCTGCACTTTAGCCTGCGCCGACAACAGGTTGAGAACCGGATAGGTGCGACGAATGTAGCGTCTTATTGTTACCGAGACATCGGCACGCCCGACCCATTGTTGTTTAACCATCTCCGTCATGGTATGAATGGTGCCGACCTCGACCAATGCCATACTTGCCAGACGCAACATCGAGTAGTTCTGCCAGATCGCCAACCCGTCACGCAGATTACTGGCAAGAAAACGTGAATTCGGACCATAAAATGTTATAAACAGGTCGAATTCTTCCTGTCGGCGAATTTCATCGCTTCCATTCCCTTCAGGATGTCTTGTTACCGGCGTATAGAGACCGATCGGGCGCACTTCGTTAATTGTAAAAGCGGCCCAATCAATACTAAAATCCGGTCGATTTACCGGATCAGTCTGGTAACCGGGAATAACCCTTTTGCCATCCATACCGGCGACCGCAGCAATAAATTGCTGAAGGTAATCCTGAAAGGCGTCGCCGGTTACCTGATTGGGGATAGTGGGTTCCGGCGTACCTTGTAGTGCGCCGGCAACCGATGAATCCGGTGCTTGATTAGGGATGGTCATAACCGGCTCCCGGAACAGTGCTAACAGAACACAGGATTACTCCTGATTCTGTTCCTCTTGTCGGTGTTCCCCATGCCGCCCCCCTTCATGTCGTTGTTCGGCATTATGGGCTTGTCGGCGATCGGAGCGGCGGCGACCGTTTTGTTCTTTAGCCTCGCCAGAACCGTTTTGCCCATTGCCATTCGACATTTCAGCTATCATCGTTTCGGATTGTTCTTGTTTTTCTTCCGCTGCCTTGCGATGACGTTCGGCGATTTCGTGGAGTTGGTTGGATCGCTCCCGCGCCGCTTCCGACATTCGTTGCGCTCCGGGGCGTCCCGACAACCGGGCGGCTTCGTTGCGGGCTGCCGCCGATTGTTCATCGAACCGCGACACCAAATTGGCATGGTTGCGTGCGGTAAGCATGTCGGACCATGCTTGGTCCCAACCTACCCGCTCGTCATCGCTTTTTGAGGTATCCCTCTTTCGCCGCAGATCACGAACCGCTACATCGTATTGTTCGACACGCAACATGGCGACACTCCTCAGTAATAGTTAATTTACGGTGGGGGCGGATCGACTGCTTTTAGTGTTTCAGCAATCGTGTGAACATATCCCTGTCCAAATCCGGCCCAATCCTCGACCATGCGAACCAAATACACTGACCCGTGCCATTCAATATGGTCTGGTTGGGTTTCGGTGCCGTCAGGATTAAGCGCCGGTCCCTGCAAACGCGGGGTTATCGAATAGATCGATATCCCCTTGCCCATTTGCTGGTAGTCGGGCAATCGTTGCAGATCGGACGGTGAAGCAGGAGTAACAACCGCCCGCATAGTAAATGTAGAGTCGGAGGTTGACACTCGACCGGTTTCACTGATAACCTGTATTCGTCTTCTAACCGTTATATCGTCCCAGAACGAGGGGTCGAATGCGTCCGATACGTCAAGCGTCGGCATTTACACAGGCCGCTTCAGAAAGTTGTAGGTGTGAGATGGAAATTCTGGTATCTCCCGCTTTGGTTCCGGTTTCTTTGGAAGCGGTTTCATCCCGACCCGCTGATCATCGATCTGGCCGAGTGAATATACCGGCGGATTTAGTGACTTCAAAAGTTCGACTGCCCTTTTGACTCGGTCGATTTGTTCAGCCGTAATCGGAACCAACGATCTACTTCCCGGCAGCATCAGTGGTCGAGCCATGCAAACCTCCACCCATCAAAGATAGTAGTAAAGGATAAACAAAATGATTACAAACCCGACAATACTCAACAAAAGCAATGTCAGAACCGTTTCGGTTTCCGGTTTAGCCATACCATGTGCCTGCGGAGAAAGGTAACCAAGACCTTATCGTCTGGCCCATCCGCAACAATGTGTGTGGGTAATAATCATAACGAGGATTACCATTCAA